GACATGGAATCAAAAATATTGCTCACCACCACTACCCGCATCTGAGATAGTAACAATTCAACAACAACATGAAAAAAAAGATTATGAGTATCTGTGTAGGGACGAACCTATGCAGAGTCATTGTGATAAGAAGGCATGTAAACAAGCAAAGTATGGAATAGGTGGTCATGATACGTTGCCCGAGATTGGTGGACTAACGATATTAAAATCAGAGCCAAGATTATTCTTTCTTGATGTGGATGGTAAGAGACTCGAGCTATCCACAGAACAATTACAAATGCCTATACAGTTTCAACGTGCATGCATAGAACAAATAGATTTTATGCCTCCGTTGTTTAAACCAGGGGATTGGCAAGTTTTGGTAAATAACTTGTTATCCACTGCAACATCAATAGAAGCTTCTGAAGAGTTAACCCTAACGGGTCAATTTAAAGAACTCGTAGAAACCTACTGCACTAGCCGTATTCGGGCAAAGTCTCCCGAGGAAATGACCATGGGTAAACCATGGACAGAAGATGACTTGACATATTTTACCATGAAAGGACTGCAGGAGTTTTTGAAACAAAGGGGATTTACTACCTTTAATAGACCACAGATCCAACAGAGATTGAAAGATTTGAATGACAATACAAAATGTAATGGCACAAGAACAATCAAGATGGATGATGGTAAGTGGGTTAATTTGAGGATTTGGTGGGTTCCTAAATTTAAAACTACTGAAGTGGATTTATATGTAAATAAGGAGACAGATGATGACGAAATCCCATTCTAATGAAAAACAAATGGATAGGAGTACTACATTTCTAACTGGACCCGAGGTATGTTCTTGGCTTAAGATATCTAAGTCAACATTATATCTTTGGGTACAAAAGGGTATGTTCCCTAAACCCGTGATGCTTGGTCTACCCGAAAAGAACGGAACATCTAGATGGATAGAAAGTGAAGTTCAAGAGTGGCTAGAGAAAAGACCAAGAGAAAAGTCTAATGGATGAAGAACTGATATTCGGACCACCAGGATGTGGTAAGACATATACTTTGATTGATATAGTTAAAGAAGAGTTAGGCAGAGGCACACCGCCAGATAAGATTGCGTTTGTGTCCTTTTCTAAAAAATCTATAGAAGAGGCCAAAGATCGTATATCTGAACAAACTAAACTATCACTCAAAGATGTTCCGTGGTTCAAGACTCTACATTCAACTGGCTATCATTGGCTAGGTCTTAATGATTCTAACATGTTGACTCGTGCAGACTTTACAAAGTTGGGCGAGGAACTTGGAGTTATATTTGATGGTAATACTGCAAGATCTAATAGTGATGGTGTGCTTCTGCAATCTTTTAATAAAGGTAATCAGTATCTAGAACTTATTGGTAGAGCGGCCATGAGAGAAGTGTCTTTGGATGATGAATATAATGACAATGGCGATTATCAACTTAGCTATTCTTTTTTGAAAAAAGTAAACAAGGTATACAAAGAATACAAAAAAGAATATGACAAGCGAGACTTCACAGACATGATACAAGACTTTGTGTATCAAGGAACTGCGCCATCGATTGATGTGTTGATAGTCGATGAGGCGCAAGACTTAACAAAGCTTCAATGGTCAATGATTGATGTCCTTAAACAATCCGCCAAACGTGTGTGGTATGCAGGAGATGATGATCAAGCCATACATGCATGGAATGGTGTTGATGTAAAAAATTTTATGAACTCATGTTCTAATATAAGGATCTTGGATCAAAGCTATAGAGTTCCAATGTCCGTGCATAGTATCGCAGATAAGATTGTAAAAAGAATTGATGTAAGACAAAAAAAAGAATGGAATCCAACAACACGTGAGGGATTGGTAGACTACCACATGAATTGGTATGATGTAGATATAGACGAAGGGTCATGGACTATCATGGCTAGAACTAACAAGATCGTTAGTAAGATAGAAACAAATTTACGTGACAATGGATATTTGTACGAGCGATTTGGTCAAGTATCATTTAATAATGAATACACACAGTTCATAAAAATGTGGGAAGATTTACGTAAGGATAAATCTATAGCTTTAGATATGATTAAGCAGTTCTATGGGTTTGTGCCAAAGCAAGGTAAGAATCAAGTGGTCAAGAGAGGATCGGCCAAGACATTAGATTATTTAGATCCACAAAGCAGTTTAACATATAACGAACTTGTGGCTAATCATGGATTGGTTGCGCCTAAGTCTATGAGATCTGAGGATGTTGTAAACATGTCAGAAGATGATCAGACATATAGGGCAGCCATATTACGAAGGGGAGAGGATCTAGATAAGCCTCGTATTAAACTATCGACAATACATCAGATGAAAGGCGGAGAGGATGACAATGTAATATTATTATCTGAGTCATGCTATCCTGCAGTCAATGCACCTAATCAAGATGATGAACATCGTGTGTTTTATACGGGGGTTACTAGAGCAAAGCATAACTTACACATAGTAGATTCATTTGGAAAGTATAGGTACATGATATGAAAAGAGAGAACGTATTAGCTAAAGCAGGACAACTTATTACGGGCGATAGAGCAAGGGATTATGGGGATGCTTATGAAAATCATGAGAGAGTTGCTACTATGTGGTCAGCAATATTAGGTATTAAAGTTTCTGTAAGAATGGTGTATCTTTGTTTATTGGCATTAAAGATTTCACGTTTAGTGAAAACACCTAGTCATACAGATTCGTGGGTCGATATCTGTGGATATGGCGCACTTGGAGCAGAAGAGAAAGATGATAAGTAGTTATTTCAAACCACACCCTAATCCAAC